TGTGTTCCTGATATATAAGTGACCGAATATTGACCATCATCCAAGGCAATTGCAGAAATCTCATGATAATTTTGCAAACCGCCGGCTCGAATAGATTGGAAGGTTGTTCCTTGATCTCTTGACACAAAAGAAACGAAATCATTTCCACCCCCGACTCCCTGGCCAATCAATTCGATAACCAAGACCACGTTATTATTAACGGTGATTAGATTGGTTTTTCCTAGCTCCTTTCCGTAAGTTGGACCAGTTATTCCAATAAAGATTCGATAAGGACCCACCAAGGCTCTTGATGATATCTTGGTCCAGTTCTCAGCTTGATCATAAGACCGCCACACAACCATATTAATATAATCTTCTTCTGTATAATCAAAATAAGCGACCAATATAGACCCATCCGAAAGCTGAACGATCATTGGCCTGGCTTCGGTATCGGTTGTAATATTGCTAGAGAAAAACACCTTTTTTTCTACGATAGGCCCGTTTCTTTCTTGTTTAAATAATTTGATTGCATGTAATCCTGTAATGGAAATAAATTCCGTTACAATATACAAATTCCCTAGATTATCCCCTATACCATCGGAATTGCGATATCCAGCGTTCAAAGAATAAGCTAAATATTTGGAGTCAGTAATAACATTAGAATGATTCTTCCCTATGTCTATATTATCAGATCCCGACCAAACAAAACCAGCGGACCCCGGGATCCCTCCGGTTTGGGTTTCAATGTTGATAATATCTTCTTGGGACCCTGCACAAGATAACACTAGCCCCGTGTTTATTTGTTTGGGTGCTGGGATTCCAGCCCTGGGATTAGCCTGGGTAAAAGAACTCTCTCCAATCCATATATTATCTTTTGTGATCTGAGCTTTGGGAATCAAAATTCCTCTAAGATTATTTGGTGTAATATCAGCCATTACATTCCCCTCATTCCGGTTTTTCTTGGAGTCTTAAATCCGATTTCTCTTGCGAACCGCCCAAAGTGTCTAAACGGTTGGACCACGACCACTTCACCGCCATTATTACCCTGTTGTAACTGTTTTACGCCTTGCTCTCCACCTATTCTTCTAACAGTAGCCCGATCCAATACAGCTTCACCCCTGAGGACTCTCGCGCCCATTTCATCATTGGCCATTCCTCCCATGTGAAAGCTTGGTGGTTGTTGTGAGCTAATTGTGGCCATTTGTGCCGCCCCGGTAGCTCCAATCAAAGAAGCCAAGACCACTCCGCCCGGTCCTGGATAAGTGGCCAAAGCATTAACAATTCCCTTGGCTGTATTCATCGCCGTTTCAGCTAATGCAGCACCTTGGCGGAGCGCGAAAACCTTGGCCGCCGCTTTTCCTTCATCTTTTGCATTACTTTCCACAAGATCAGCAATTCCACCTAACATATCAGAATAAGCTAAGAATGTTTGATGGGCCACATCTAAAGATTTCTTCTTTTCCTTGTCAAGCTGATCTATTCTTGTCTCGTGAATTGCCTGGTTTCTTTCCGCCTCTATATTATCAATTGCTTCTTGTACTCCAGCTTGTTCTTCTGCCTTTTCGGCTAGCTCTTGGAGCCGTTCAATTTCCTTATCATATTTTAGATTAATTTGATCTATTTCGGAGCCGGAAATCTTTATCAATTCATCAGATAATTGTTCTCTTGCGGCCAAAATAGCATTTTCAGATTCGGCTTGTTTTCTTCTGAATTCTTCTATATCACCTAATATTTGAGCTTCTCTTTCTGCTAACAAAACAGCTCTTTCCAAAGCTTCATTTCTATCTTTTTCGGCCTCGGCTAATCTCTCGGCTTCTTCTGCCTGTTCAAATTCAAAATCAGCCAATTGGCCAGCCATTTCCACCGATGCTTCTTGCATCTTATTAAGGCCACCCAAATTCTTTTCCATTTCCGCTAATTGATTTTTAGCCTGTTCATACATTTGGAATAAGGCTTGGGCTTCTTTTGTTCCCTTTTGGGTAATATCTAAATTGTTACTCGCGGAGCTTGTTTGTAATTGTAGCGTTCTCAATTGCTCTTTCTGTTCATCGGAAATCACCATTTGAGATGATCCAAGCTTTAAGGCTGAATTACCTAAGCGATTTACTAAATCTAATTCTCTTTTCTTTTCTTGGATTAGCGTTTCTTGTGCCTGAATATTATCTTCTATCCCTTCAAAAGCTGCCCGTTGTGCCTGTTTAATTGCGTATTCATATTCACCAATTGCCCCGGTTACAAAATCGATTCTTTCTTCTAATTCTCTATAAGTAGAAGCGGCTTCTAACAGGTTATTTTCTTGGTCTTTCTGGGTATTAATCAAAAGCTTTTGAGCTTCCCTGTATTCAAGAGTTAATTGTTTTACTCTCTCTAGTTCTTTTTTATGAGACTGATATCCTAGTGTAAGCGCTCCGATTGCAATAGCAGCGGCGACCACATAAGGATTTAGATTCTTGAAGGACATTGTCAATCCTTCGGCTACTGCAAAAGTATCGGCCAGACCATCAGCAGCTTCCGCCAATTGTGGATTCACTTCTCTAAGAGCTAAACCAACGGAAGAAAAACCGCGGTCGATATCTCCACTTGCATCTGCCACGCCCTCCATTTTATGCTCAGCTCTAGCGGCCGATTGTGCCATTAGATCAAATTCTTTGGCTCCTCTTGTGGCTGATCTGGAAGCGGCTTGGGCTGATTTCTTATTTTGTTCGGAAGATTTCTTGGCAGCTTTTTCGGCTTGTTTAAGCTGTCTGTCAAGAGCGGCCACCATCTTCTTGGCTTCTTGATCTGTGATATTTGGGATTGATTTCAATTTAGCTTTTAAATCGGAAATATTGGCCTTGTATGAAATTTCAATGCTTTTCTTTTCGGTCGCCATAATTACACCCTTTTCATTAGATCATTCGCTAATGCTTTTACAATTTTATTGGAAGATTTATTTAACGGCTTAACCAATAATTCAGTAGCTGCCCTTCGACCTTGTGGTAATATGATCTCTTTTCCATCTTTATTTTTAGAATCTTCTCCAAATTTTATCGCCCAAGAGTAGGGAGCGTCATTCCTAAGAAAGACCTCAATTTGCCCATTGGCTGTAACCCTGATCCCCCTTCTAAATTTTTGATATGACTTCTTAGAAGTCCTTCGGAAAAATACGATATTCCCTTCATTATCTTTCCGGATCATAGGCTTTCTTTTTGGCCAATCTTTTCGAGCTTCCTTTTCAATTATAGATAATTGTTCATCCATAATTTTTTCAGCTCCGGGCGCTACGGTTTTCAGAAAATCCAAGAATACTTCTTCCATATCTTCCGAGATTCCCACGGTTGAATTTCCTGATTTGTAGTTTTTTGCCATTTTTATTTTCCGATTTCTTTGGAGATCATTTCTTCCATTCTAGCCCTTTTCAAGGCCGATCGCCTATCTTTTATTTGTTCCGGGCTTGAATGTGCCAAACGATAATCCGCTAGAATCTTAACCTGGTTCTCTTGGCTTAAACTATAAAACCATTCGGGATCTTGATTCCAGTCCTTAGAAATGCGAATCGCTAAAAGATCAAGTGATCCTTTAGCACTTAGGAAAAATTTGCGGTTTGCTCCACATCATCTTCCGTTGGAATTGCTTTCATCATTTCGACTAGAACAAGAGATCCCATTTCATAGACATCCGATAACAGAACACCACTTCCCAAAAGCCTATCCATTATCTTGTGACCAAACAATATAGGATCACCACTAGCTATTTTATAAGCCGGCAAGATTTTCGCGTGATCTACTCCCACGGCTATCGCTGCAGCACAAAGGCGGCCAAGCTGGGCCCGGTTTGGTTCGCTTCCCCAGATAGATACGAAATCCACACAAGTAGCCAAAGATTTCGGCATGTGGATTTCGTGTTCTCCTAACTTTTTTAAATTCAGCTTCATTTTGTACCTCTTTAAAAGCTGTTAATATTAAACTGGCCCAGTAACGACAGAACCACCGTAACAAGTGAAATTCAATGTGAAAGCACTTGGATCACCTTCCGCAAAATCCAAAGAACAAACACATTTTGATAATGTAACAGTATGATCCGCATCATCGCCAAAATCAGTTCCTTCCGCGGTGTATCTAAAATCAATACAGTAATGTTCTACATAAGGCACCCCGGTTACACCAGTAGAAATATTAGCACTATAATTCCCGGATTTATTGATAAAATCTCTAACCGATCCGGCTTCCGCTCCATCAGTAAATTGGCGGAAATGGAAAGAAAATGATCCAGTAATAGCTTGCTGATCTTGTTTTCGAATTGCGGAGAAATTACCACGATCCATTACGACAAGCTCACTAAATTCATTTGGTTCTGAAAAAGAGAAGTTTCCATCTTCATAAGCTACTTCCAGAATCACTGGGGAACCAGTTCCATCGATTAGCTCTATTTTACCATCTCTTTTTGTTTTCGGTACGACTGAATAAGCCATGTTAATCTCCTGTTATATTTTATTGTATTGTGTGTAATGCGATAAATTCTAGTGTGATTATAACATATTCTTGGCTCTCTGTGACATCACGAGTTGAACCTTCATATCTTATAGTAAATTCGTTATTAGCGGAATAAGCTTCTAAGACCTTTTGGATCACTTCTTGTTCGGTATCCATTGAAAGATCGTAGTCAGTTGGATATATATCTAGCGGTCTGAGCCGATACGAAAAGATCACTTGAACCGGAGTGGAAACATATACCCCCACGGATCTTCTTTGTCTTTCTTCCATCGCGGTTGAAGATGCTAATTTGACCCCAAAAGCTAAATTGGCCACGGTGTTTTCCGTTCTACCAAAGAAGTCCGGGCTATGCTTTGTTTGTTGAAAGCCAGGAAGGGAACCAACCTTGGAAGCTATTTCTGATCTAACTTGGGAGAATTTTACAGCCATTATCTTCTTCTGCCTCGTGAGCTGCCAGGATTGCAAAGATAAATTACAGGCTGTTTGGCTACTCTTTGATTTGGAGATTCAGAAGTTCCGGAATGATCAAAATCATAAATGAAATTTATTTGTTTCCACGCGTGATGATATTGTCTGAAATGTTCCCCGGCGAGATCCAAATAACGCCCGTTGGATTGGCCTAAGCTCGAATGGAAATCTCGGAATATATAATACAAAGTTAGATTCTGATGTGCTTCTCGGAATGATTCCGCGCTCATAACAAGATATTCCAGGCCACCACCTTCTTGTCTTAACTTCTGGATCATTGTGTACCAAGCTTCATCTATATATGTTTGGTAGGAAGTTAGATTGGATGGTCTTATATCTGCCAGCTGAGAATAAGTGGAAGTTAGATCACCATCGGATATCACTGGATATAATCTTCTCTTAACCAGGGCCGCGTTTCTTCTAAATATAAAGGGTGACCCTTCAAGCGTTACGGTCCATTCCTGGACATATCCTTCCCCTAAATTCAAGCTATCAGATAGAAGGGAAGCGGAATGTGTGTATTGTGGAATATTCCCCGGATAAGTAGCCGTGGCATTATCCACAGTTTTGGACCCATCCGGAGCAATTAAAGTATACTTGACCCCAGTAGGAGAAACCAAAGCGCCATCCCGATATATCGGAAGTAGAGAAGTTTGTGATTTTCCTCTTTCCAATAATTCTGGGACTTTTATTTGTGGAGCGTATGGAGTCGAAGAATTCATTTTAATATCCTATGATATATTTCCATTCCCTGAGATTCATAATCAGTCATAAACTTTTTCATATCGTTTAGAATTTGATAGTGTTCGTTTAATTTGATCTTTACTTCTGGGATGTGCTGTGATCCAGATAATCTGTTTATTGTTTTTTGGTGGCTAAATGTTTGAAGTTCCCAAAAGTGAGGCTCTGGACTGGGAAGAATGTTATTTATGAGCAAATTACAAGACCACCGCCAGAAAGATTCTTTATCCATTTTTTTAATAATTTGACCACCTACCACGCGAATTTCCAGCCATTTCGGAACGTGATATTTTCCGCCTCTTACTGGATAGATATGCATATAGTCATATTGTTGTGGAGAAAGATAGATCCAGCCCTTTTGTTGAAGTCTTCCGATTCTTGATCCAGCTTCACCAATTTCACCGCTAATTTGATGCACTCCATTAACACCAGGAACAATTCTTTCCATTCTGATATTAGGAACAAACAATCCAATTCTTTCCATTTCGGGGTCTTTCTTCTTGGATTCTTTTGGAACATTGAAATAATGAAAGGACCAGTTTGTAGGATGAAATTTATAATAAAAAGGGTGATTCGGTCTGGTTGGAAGTGTTTGGGGAGCATCCGGTTTAGACATAGCCCAAGGTTGTGGTTTAATATTCATTGTGTACCTCTACTAATATTTGATATAAATGAGGAAGAATAAACCATCCTTCCCCATATACTTTTTTTTGAACTTTAGATTTAAACCAAAGTAGCAATTTCAACACCGCGATCATCATCAATGATAGCCAAACCAAGATAGGCATGTCCAACAATGCGAGTCAATGCTTTTGTTGCATCGCGATCCATTTCGATTACGACTTCGCCCATTTCCATTGTTTCAGCAGCTCCCGGAAGACCGGCTGGTGTTCCAGTAGCGAAACCAATAGCACCAGGTCCCCACATAGCAGCCGCATAATTAGAGCCGTTATCTGGAACATAGGAAGAAGTATAAATCTCAACGCCCATGAACGCGCCTTTATAGTGTGATCCCTTAGCAGAAATCGCTTCATAAGAAGGAGCTACGAATTGGAGAATACCAGTTGTCTCCGAGCGGATAGAATCTTGAAGCTCAGCAAATTGAGCCGGAGCCAAAACACAAACGTAAGGACCAGGAGCGCCTTTTCCACTATCAGCAGCTTCAAGGGTCTGTATAGCATCAAGGAAAACCGAAACCGACATAGCAGCAGCAGAACCAACCTGAGGAGTAAAACCACCAAGTAAAGCACCTGTCAAATTAGCGAAACGTGCTTCATAAGAACGAGCGATTGATTCAGCGATACGGAAAGGATCAATATCACCGCCACCCATTCCAGTCATACTGGCCATATCCGTAATTGAATACGCGAGAGCTTGTCTTTTTACTACAACATCAACATGACCATCAGTTAAAGCCTTATCTGAAACAGCATCGGCCTCGGTTCCTGAAGAAAATTCAGACCAACCATCTTCACCATCAAGAAACGCTTTTCTAACGCGAATTGTATCGGAACCCATTCCATTTATAGAGCCAACGAAGTCCATATAAGGAGTGTTTCGGAGGTTAGTAGAATCAGTCAAAAGAAGTTTAATTTCTTGTGAAATCATTTGAGCTAGTCGAAGATCACCGACCAGACTTGTATTGGTAATAGTCATTTTTACACCTATTTTTTATATTAAATTTTAAGTTGGTTATTTTCTCTTTTGGTGTCCTGTTTTTTACGGGAACGACCCGACCAAATTCAATTACAGAATATATCAAAAATTATCATTTTGCAACAAAAAAACCCTTGGCTCAAAAGAACCAAGGGAAATCCGAGAGGTACACCCCGAAACTTTTTTTGAGAGATTACATAGAAACTAAGATCTTTAGTCCTGTTTTATTTGTTCCTGCTTTAATTTTACAGTTGTTTCCATCTGTTAATTGAACATCCAATTGAACCAAATTGTCATTAGAGTCATAAGCTGACACATGAACAAATTTCTTTCCTAATTGATGATTCAATGTAAGGAAAGTATTAGCTGTTAAGCTGATAGCGTTAAATTCTGTTCTAAGATCATTAAGATCAACCGAAAGATTACCGTTTGCATCGTTGTAATTCAAAATGTTTTCTGCAATAGCAGAATCAATCTGAACAGCAGCACGAGCACGAGCATCAGTGTAATAAAGGTTAGTTCCTTCCGCTACATCATCAGTATCAGCAGCCAAAGAGATAACACCAGAAGCATAAGCAAGGCCGGACCCTGAAATGCTGATAGCACTTTGAGCACGAGCTTCTGTGAAGTAAAGGTTAGTCCCTTCTGTCACATCGCCAGTATTTCCAGTGAAAGAGTAATCGCCACCGCTAAAAGTTAAACCACTTCCAGCTGAGAACTGATTAAAAACACCAGACAAAGGAACAGACAAATTACCTGTTGCTTGATCTACTGATAACAATTGAATTTCTGGACCAACAACCGAAGCAGCTTGAACAGATCCACGCGCGCGAGCTTGAGTGAAATAAAGGTTAGTTCCTTCTGCCACATCATCAGTATCAGCATTTAAAGAGATAACTCCGGCAGCATAAGCCAAGCCAGAACCTGAGATGCTAATAGCACCTTGGGCACGAGCATCTGTGAAATAAAGGTTACTTGCACCTTCGCCGACTCCATCAGTATCCGCATTGAAAGAAAATACACCGTTAGAAGCATCATAAGCCAAGCCAGAACCAGCAGAAAAGAATCCTTTGATATCTGTTGAATCCGCTTGAATTGCTCCGGTAGAAGAATTGTAAATAATTCCGGTTCCGCCTGAGAAATACGATCGAACTTCTGATCCCGAAACATCCGAGCCTTGAATTTCTGTAAAATCTGCAGTTGTTCCAGCGCTTCCACCATTATGGATGAAAGTTTCAGTACGATCTGAGCTTGTATTTGTGAGGATTAACATGTCCCCTTCTTGAAGCTCATTTCCAGCTGAATAATTATTAGTTACCCAATCAGCCAAAGAAGTTTCAACGGCATCAACGCTAACATCAGTTACAGCCAAAGACTTAATTTTAAGTTGCTTTTCGCCATTAACGATTAGAGTTTCAGCAAGGACAGAAGAATCGCTATGGATTCCCATAATTGCATTTGCTTCGAGCCAAGATTTTCGGACCGCGTGATTATCTGCCGAGGGATCATTTTCGAGCTGAACGCTACCTTCAAAAATTACATTAGGATTAAAAAAATTCATTGTTCTCTATCTCCGATTGGATTCAAATATATAAGGGGTTTTTCCCTAGAGGTATCTTATCTCAGAAAGATACTTCCTGATATTGAATTTTGGAAACTTACAACCAATTCATTTTCTGAATTGTGAGTAACATCACAATAAGCCATCTGATTATTGACAACGCAATAGACAATTGGCCTATAACCTAAATTATGAGTTATCGTTAGGTTGTTCGTGTTTGAAAAATTAATGATTTGAGGTCGGGAAATTGGATTATATATTTTAGCCATTATCCCTCCTCAAATATAATATTTATATCGGCCGATCCTGAGTTTTCCGTGCATATGTATACGGATTGAGTTCGGTTATATCCTTTAGCCAATTTGAATTCAATTGTTCCCCCTGAATTCACTTCTATTCGATGTGCACTAGGCGCGCCGGCATCTTCACCCTCAAAAGAGACAAAGATTTTATGATCTGGACTCTGAATAGTCATATATCCGGCATTACTGGGGAACATCACTTGGGTATTTGTTGTATTTGCTGAAAAAGTCCTGTTTATTGGGAAGCTGTTCAGCGATCTATAATCTAACATAACATTTCACCCAATTTATCTTTGTTTCCAAGCTGACCGAATAGAATCGCGGTTTGCTTTATAGAACTCGAAATCTTCCGCGCCTCTTTTGAGCATATCAGTAGATTTTACCGGGGCCGATTGTGCTCCTCTATTGGTTTTCGGTGGAAGCATTATTGGCTGTTCTTCTTGGATGGTTTGGGATTCTTCTTGTGGAGCTTGAGAAGTTTGTGGAGCTTGAGAAGAATTAATCAGATGGGGAGCTAGGGCGCGTGGAGCTTTGGAAGGATCTTTCTTGATTTCACCTAACCAATCATACAAGCTCGGAGCTTCTTCTAATCCCTTGGTGGCCTTTTGATAACTCCATTCAACCATTTCTCTAAGGTCTTCATCTGGAAATCCCATTTCAGCAATTGCCAAGTGTCGTTCATATTTTGATTCGGATCTCGTTAGTTCTTCCCCTAGGTTTTTTATCTGAGAATTCAATGTTTCCAGTGTTTCCAGTTTTCCAGCTTGGGTGTCTAATTGATCTTGTAATGTTTTAGCAGCTTCTTCCGCTTCAATTGCTCTTGATGATAATTTCTGAATTCTGTCTTTTAATGCAGATTCCATTTCTGATTTTAGAACGTATGTAAAGCCCTCATGCTCTATTGTTTTCATTTTGTACCTCTTTGAGTTGTTGTAAATAAATATAAAAGTTTTCAATTGCCAAAGCTGCGGAATCCCACTTCATTTCCAAGGCGATATCCAGGAACAATGGAAGATGATCTAATGGAAGCCAATGATCTTCCAGTCCTTCACCAAGAAGATCTTGGGTAGAAGAATATTCACAATCCTTGTGAGCGGCGCGAATTGTTTCGGAGAGAGATTCCACTCCATTCGATAACCATTCTAATATTGACCTTTCATCTAAAGGTTGTCCACAATGTGAGCATATCATAAAAATTCGGCCCGTTCCATTTTGATCTGTCTTAGATATTCACGGGCTTCCCGTTCATCCATGTCATCATACATCATCATAATAGCAGTAACAGGGGAAATTAATCCAGCCTGCATTTTCTGGATGATATCTTCTCTTTGGGATCTCATTTCATCCGGGGTTAATGGCATCGAATGATAAGACACGCGATATCCATCTTCTGGAAGATTGGTTCCCAAAAAACGATTGGATAACATAGCAGTTTTTGCCAATAGTTCTTCATCACCCATTCTAAAGACCGGAGCGAATTTCTTTTGAGCTTGTCTTTGGCCAGCCCTAGACACCGACAAAGCATATCCGGACCGCGCTTCTCCACTTGATGATCTTGATATATCACTTGGAGAAAGACCGGCGGCCAATCCCACGCGGACCTCATATTTTGATATACTTTCAAGAAGCGCATGGGGATCAGTTGGAACCGCGAACGACCCGACAAGCGGCTGGCCCTGTGCATCCGGATCTTGCGTAAAGACCAGGATGGAAGAAGGATCCGTGGCAATACTAGAACGGCGCGCTATTTGATTCTGATCTAGTTGATTCAGTCCAGCAACCGAAAGGCCGGCTACATACTTCTGAGCCCAGCAGGCATCGCGAACCAAATGTACCCACATACTATACAAAACGGCCGATGTGAGTGAGCCATAAACCATTTGAGAACCGTTTAATGTATCCCAAAGATATCCAGTTTTTTCCGCGTGATATAGCGTGATAGGAAGGAATGGTTTTCCGGTTTTATCTCTATAAGGATAATCTTCTCCAATATGGGCAGGGTGACCCATATAAATTTCCGAAACATCTTTTCCGAGTCTTCCATCCTGATTGATTTCATACATTCCGAATGTTGGTTGATTCATATTACGAATATCAAGAATATCCGCCACCCAAACCAAATTCCCATCCTGATTCTTTCTTAGCCTGTATTCCTTGTAATATACTGGAATATCTGGCTGATCTGGATGTGATTCACAATACACCATATCCGGAGTCACAATTCTATACTGTATCCCAGGAGCTTGAACAGAATCAGATTCAGTGTGTGGATTTACATCAATTCGAATTATGGTTTCTCTAAGACCTAGTACAAGTTGTTGCGCGCGTTGCATTAGCTGCCAAAGGCCGGCCTTGGTGACTAGTCCTTCTCTTGATACCAAGGCTTCAATATTCCCATTAAGATTAGTTACACTTGGATTCTCGTGATATAAAACTGATAATTGTCTTGTGATTTGCTCAAAAGGATTACTAGAAAGATCAGCCGGTCCCCAAGCATCCCTTCTATCGGCTGGAAGGTGTCTTGCTAATTCATCTTCCAGGTCTTCTTCCCAAGCTCCAAGAATCATTCTTCTTCTTAATGAAGTGTGTTCCCATCTAGCTTGTTCTTCTGTACTATTTGCTATTGGCTTGATCGGTTTATTCATCATCATATCAATATAACCTAATTTTTGATTGTGGAATGTTTGGTTTATAGGATTCTAGGGTTGGAACGACCGTATAACGCAAGGCATCAACCGCGTGGCCCCATTCATCCTTTGACCTAGCCGATTGATTCTTCTTCATAGTCCATCGTTGGAGCGACAAGATTAACCGGTTACATTGGGGATGAATAAAAAATTGTTTGCGTGCCATCACGCTATGAATCATAGCACTTCCGTAATATACACTATATCGAGGCTTTTTGATAGTACGTATTCGGAAAGGAAGCTGGGGAACCCTTAACACCGATTCAAAAGATCGCATCAAGAGAGAATTCGACATTTTACCCGATCCATTTCGACCGGTTCCAAAATGCACATTATCCCCGGTCCATCTGCACTGGTTTGGCTCTATTTGGTTTTTTCGGAGCATTTCCAAAATTGCGCGCGCGTGACTTTCGGGCGGAGCTGCCCCGGATATATATTCATCCAGGATATAAACCCAAGGATTATCCGGAGTGGCCATATTTATCGCGGCCAAAATTGCCACCTGTGCATTGGGTTGGGATCCGTGATCGATTCCAATAGCGAATTGATAATTAGCCTGGGGAGCTGGATCAGAAGAAATCATTTCTTCCGTAAAACAATCAAAGATTCTTCCTTCCGGGATTCCCACGGTCCAATCTCCGTTTAATCTTGCGGCCCTGTCAATCGGAAGATAGGCGCGGGAAATATCATCAATTTGATCTTGGGATATTATAGGCTTGCAAAATTTTGGTGTCGTGTCTTCAACGCTTAGCGGGGCTCTTGTACAAGAAACAATTCCTTCCTCTACTAGCTTTTGGAGGTATGAAACATCCTGACCGACCGGAGTCATTGTAATTCCGATAGTTCCAGTTTTCCCGCCAGCTCCACCGCGTAAAACTCGACTAGAAAGCTCCCCCCAAACTTCTTGGGACACAGGTTCATCGATGGCGACATAAGATAATGTAGCGGAGGCTAATCCAAGCCCTTGATTCGCTGTCTTGATATGAATCATCGAACCATTAGAAAACCTGACAACGGGATGAATCCCCCGGAAGCCCCTTCCTGGAACAAATTCACAATTTGGATGTAAAGAATTTTTTGGGCACATTTCATAAAGTTTTTGTTGAATTGTTATACTTTGTTGATGTGAATGGGTAATAAGGAAGGCTTGAATTGGTGGCGGATCCACCTGTAAATAAGGGTGATTCCCCAAACAGCGAAATAAAAGCTCTGCAGTTGCAGCGTAAGTCTTTCCAACTTGATTCCCTCCTAATAATAATTTTATCTTTGACTTATCTTTTAACCACTTTTCTTGGGGTGGCGTTGGGCAAAAATACGTTAACGGATTTAATTTTGTTCGATCCTGTAACCTTCTCATATTCTTAGTAGCGTTTCTAATCGCGTTCATCCAATTCTATTCCCATTGATGCAGCAGCTTGAATTATAACTTCTAATAATGGAATTCCTTTGGCCTGAGATATCACGCGGCAGACCTTCAAGAAATATTCTGTCTTTGGATTGGTCCCCTTTCTCCATTTTGATATCACGCTCGCGCTTGCTCCAACCTGGATAGTAAGCCAATGGATTGATTTTCCCATTCCATTCATTTCCTTCCGGCAAAATTCTCCAAAATTCATTCTTTAGCCCCATATCTGCACAATCACAAGGATCACAATTACATATCTCGCAGAAGTTCATTTTCGCTTCCCTATGTAGCTTATACACACTTCAGTTTCTAGGCCCAATTTAGCACAATCTTTTAGGACTGAAAGAGAATTCGAAACATTCGATATTTCTTCACATTCCGATTGTGCAGCTCCATCACCTTCCCTTGTTTGCAATCGACAAAACATTTCCCGACAAAGAAGATCATTACTCGATAAAAGATACTCTTTTGAACAAGCTACATTCAGGAGATCCGGAGCTGTTAGATTCTTTTGAATATCAATTTTTCCTTGGTTGATATCGGACTGAATAGAAGAAAGAGCTAGAAGGGTTTCGGATTGGTTTTCCTGGACTTTTTCCCAGTTCTTTGATTTGCCTTCAATCCAGATATAGATCCCGGTGGTCCCTAGTGTCCCGCCTAGTAATCCGATAGCGATCGCTTGTATTACTGTCATTTCTTCTCCCTTATAGATATCACGTTCTGAAATCCTATAATCGTTTCCTCTAGTCGTTGTCTAAGAATTGGAGGAAGGGAGACAATTGCCCCGGTGATCTCCGCCAATAATTGTTCATCGCTAAATCCATCCATTTCATCTCCGATTCCTTCTTCCGCTTCTATCAATCTGATCTGAGATACCACGGCTAATAATTGTCTTTGGAGCGCCGCGTAAGCTTGCCACGATTCAGATTCTTTTGCTTTGTCGGATGATTCTTTTATATCTTTGGCTGTTTGTCTTAATAATGAAAGAAGGTCTTTTGGCATTTCCACCTTATCTTCTTGGGGCCTGGAAGATTTCATTCCATCCCTAGAATATCCATGTCTTCTTTCCAAGATCCAAGCTGCAGCTTTCCAATCCTTCTTAGATGCTTCTTGGATTGTTCCAAGATTGGACATGGCCCCCTCAATTTCTGCACTTTTTATATTGTCAAGAAAGGTAAAATACGCGCGGTCTTTTCCTTCTTCTCCTTTTTTGATCCAGTTCCACAAAGTTTGGCGGGAAATCCCTGCATAATCCGCGGACATCTCATAAGAACATCCAGCTCCAATTGCTTGGATGATTCTTTCTTTTCTAGCTTTTGTGAATTTGCTTCTTCTTCCTATTGTCATTTAGCGTTCCTTAGAATAATCTTAATTGTTTTTGGTGTTCTTCTAGTCTATTTTTGGCAGTGTTGAAATACTCTTGATTCTTCTCTATCCCAATAAAATTTCTATTTGTATTTGAACAAGCTACGCCAGTAGAACCCGAGCCCATTGTAAAATCAAGAATAAGATCATTAGGATTTGAATACGTTTGAATTAGATCTTCTAATAACAATACAGGTTTTTGAGTAGGATGTAGCCCTTGATAATCTTTGCTATATTTCAAAATGTTTGATTTGTACTTTTGATTTGGTTTAAGATTAAATGTGGAGTTAAATGTGGAGTTAAATTTAGAGTTAATTTTTTTAAGTATATTAAAATCTTTAAATCCTTTCATTTTGTCAATTCTGAATATATCAATAAATTCTAAATATGTTTCTTCTGTGCATAGACCAAACTGTGATGAGCTCAAATAAAAACAATGCTCCGCTTTTCTGTGGCCTAATTTTTTGGCTATTTGTGAATTTGTTTTCCCTATGAAAGAAAAGATTTTAGAAAAATAATCTCTAAGAGGATGTAAGTTTTTTAAATCATATTTTTTATAAAACACCAATATATCTTCATAAAATGAAACCGGAGCTTTTTTTGCAATTAATGAATTTGCAAAATGATCTTTCTGCCATATCATTCGATAACAAAAATTTATATTTTCAAATGAGGATTGAATCAATTGGCTAGTGTAAGGTTCTTGAGAAAATAAAATCATTTTTCCGTTCATCCTTAAAAGCTGATTTGCAATCTTAAAAATTTGCTCTGGATTTATAGCAATATCCCAAGATGTATTTTTCCAGCCATCTTTTTTCCAGCCATCTAAGGCAAGATTAGATATAACTCCATAGGGAGGATCACAAAGAATCAGATCAACCGATCCTTGTTTTATGTTCTTGTATTCTTCCAGACAATCACCATTTAATAATTGGATCATTTAGCGCTCCTTGATTTCAATGGAGATTCCAGAATAACATAATAGCCCAAGAGAAAGAAGATATCGAATCTCTATTTCCATATTGATCCAGTTCTTAGAGTGGGTTGGATTGGTTTCAAAAAATATATTTTTCCAGTCTAAAATTAATTCTTCAGATTCTTTGAAGCTGATAAAAATAATTTGGGAATCTCTAGAGAGATTGTGAATTCGTTTTTTTAAATCTTCATATTTCATTTTGTACCTCTTGTTTTTTCTCAAAAAAATAACCAATATCAAAAAAAAGTCGCGGTGA